AGTTAAAAATAATAAACAATGAAAGGATAATAATATGGTTGATCAAACGTCAGTTGAGATAGCAGAAGTACAAGCTAGAAATAAAGCAAAAGCGTATGAGCAAAAGAATAAAACAAACCTATCAATCGAAACACAAAACGTACTAAAAGATAAGACAAAAGAGTTAGGCGTTGACGTTATTAAAAAGCAGATAAACTTATTCTTTAATACGCCATTTGACAGATTAAAAAATTTATAGTATAAAGTAATTGTACACGCATAGTATAGGTTAAATTAGTAGAGCTTAACTATCTATGCAGGGGACGGGTAGTTGCAACAAATAATTCCTGTCGTGAGATTTTGGTTAGTATAATTAATGAAGACCAAAATTGTTTGAACCCTTGGCGTTGGTTCAGTAAAATGTATTCACTTGGCAAAGTGTCTATGTTCCCAACGCTACAGCCCTTGTGTAAAAAAGTTATGACAAAGCAAAGAAAATTAATACAAGTTAAATATCCTCCATTTGATACAACAGTCAAAACTTATAGAGATATTTATAAGTATGAAGATGAGATGACAGAAAAAGATAATAAAGATTTAAAAGCTGAGATTTTTAAAAATAAACAATGGAACGAAAAAGATACATGAAAGATTTTTATTTATTGTTATTATTCTTTGCGATCATGTTTGTATTAAGTTATGTATTAGCTTGGCACAATAACTATTTAATATAACAGACTTTATCTCCCTCTAAGTTATAAAGATAACCCCTTGTAGAAATACAGGGGGTTTTTTATTTGACGTATGTAAATATTTAAGATACCTTGTAGGTACTTTAAAGGAAAGGAAACATATGTTAAACAATCAAGAAATGACTTCGACTACTGTTGAACCTACGATTGATACTTCCCATGAATTAAAATGGAGAAGAACACTTCGTAAGAAGTTAATTAATTGTTTGGTGTTAATAGAGAATCATGGCAAACCTACGCAAGAATTAATGTATGAGTTAAGGAAAGCGAAAGAGGCTTTGACGTATTGGAATAGTGATACGGCTACATGGGAAAAACATTCAATGGTATTTCCTGTGAGGTTAGAACCACAGACCGAACCTCAAACACCAGAAGTTGAAGATGTCAAATTAGATTGACGCAAGTCAATTTATATTATAATATGTAAGGGCAGTCAGCGAGAGTTGGCTGTCCTTTTTTGTTTATAAAAACTATTAAGACCTAACGCAGTTATAGAGGATAGACCTCTTTAAAAAACATTGTGGTACTGCTCGATAGCAAAACAATCAAGAGGGCTTCTTAGTAGTTTTAGAGCCTAAATAAATGAAACTATAAAGGGGTAGGTTTGTATCTTAACCTAAACATCTAGCTAGTGTTATACTACGCATTAATTGGTAGTGGTTAATCTCTACAATATCTACCCCAAAACAATTAACCAATAGGAGTACAATGACACAAGTCAATATAGAAGTAGGTAAAGTTTCAGACCTACTGTATGATTTGATGACATCAACTAAAGCCAAAAAGTTTCGTGCAGGTTTTATTAAAACTGATGGTAGCTACCGAGTAGGCAAGTTTGATTTATTAAATCGTTCAACATGGAAACAGATTGACGGCACTATGTATAAACGTAAAGGTAAAAAAAGAACTACTGATGCTGATGAGTACATACTAGCCCATGATCTTGAGAAAAAAGCACCACGAAACATTTCTGTTAAGAGATTGAAGTGGTTCAGCGTAGGCAAAAAAGTCTATAAAATCAATAGGTTAGAGGTAAATGAGGACATTACTATCGTGATGTTTGACAAGGTAAAATTTACAGCTCTAAAAACTTTAATGACCAAAGGGGATATCAATGAGTAGTGAGTGGTGTCAGAATAAAAAATGTGTTCAGAAAAAAAATCAAGGACAAATTCGTGGTAACAAGGGTTCTAAGTATTATCAATCTTATAAGATGAGTAAATATTATTTCCCATGTTGTAGTATGCGTTGCCGTGAGCAATGGTTTGATGAACATAAAGATACTTTAATGTCAGCAGTAGGATATATTGATAAGCAGATATTACATTTAGATGACGCTTGGTTTGTTGAATATAAATGGAATTATGATTATCAAACAAGAGTATCTAGCCCTAGATATATTTTAATTAATAAATTAAAAGGTGTCCAACAACCTATAACTAGAGAACAGGCACAGACAAGAGATCAAATACAACAAGATCACGACTGGCTCACAATAGATGACGGACAAGCAAAAGAACTAGCCGTTACACTTGGCTTGGCTAGTTGACACATCAGCAATAATTTTATATTATATAGGCATCACTCAGACATCTGGGTGGTGTCTTTTTTTTAACCAACAACAAAGGAATACACATGGAACAAAAAGATATAAGGCTTAACGCAGGTAAGCGTAAGTCTTTAGTTATAGACTTTCGCAGACATTGTGAGTCTATGGAATGTGACGAAAAGACTGAATACGAACTAGCAAAAGCTAGTGCCGTAGAAACTATCGACTCATCTTTTAAAGTAATGAAAGAGGTAGTTGAGAGAAAATATCAGCTTGAAGATGTTGCAGAACTTCAAAGACTTCAGAGAAAATATAATACTGTTAATGCTACTGGTAAAGACAGTTGTTTTTTTATGAATGTTGATGGTGTAATGGAACTCGATCAGTATGGAGATGAAGCAGAAAAAAATAAACATTTTTCTTTTCATCTTGACGGGGCTTATGACGGCAATAGAAGTAGGTATAGTTCTAGTCATTCAAATAGTGGTATGAATTTTGCATACGCATTGTATCGTGATGATATGAAAAGAGTAGGACTAAATCCAGATTGCAATATCGAAGCTGACATCACTTATGAAAAAGGTGCTGACAGATATGATAGACGTAGCAATCCTTGGTTAGCTACTGCCAGAAATGATAACTTACATTTCTTGCAAGGCAAACAAGGTAGTACAGACTTAATGCAAGAGTGGGTTGATAAATATGCTCTTAACATTATAGGTACTGGTGGTTGTCGATCCCGTGCAATAAGTTGTAATGAACTTGAGTTTGCTAAGTTTGAAATGATGCATTATGCTAAACAAGAGGTGGTTAAACATCATACTGCTTGGATTCAGATTGTCGTAGCAAGAGTTGATCGCTTCAAAGAGATAGTCAAAAGCATGACTAAGTTCTCTCAAGTTGATGACTTTGCTAAGAAGTTCAACTGGGTTATTGCACCAGAGATACTTGCAGATAAAATGGGAATGGACTTGGTTATCTCTATTGATGACGCAGTCGATTCAATTATGAACATAGGTAGAAAAGCACCTAGTAGAGAAGAAAAGATTAAGGCAAGAATATTATACAATGCCCAAACATCTTCTTTAGCTTCATAAAATAGGAAAGGGTGGGGTTAGGCAAGAGATTGCCTAGCCCTTATTTTATTATGGGAATAGAATACGGATTAGGAATGTTATTACTAGGTATAGTAGCCCTTATAATAGGTTGCACTATTGCCTTTAAAGTTATTAATAAAGTTATGGAGAATGATAATGATAAGTAAAGTTATTAAATTACCTAGGGTATATACTAACCCCCCCTGCAACGACAGGGAAGCATATCACAGATCGGCTCAAAATTCAATGCGTCAAGTTGACTCAAGGAATAAATTATGCTATCTTTGTGATTCAAAAGCAGATATAATAATCAATAAAACTACAGAGATAACATGGAAAGAGCAATTACAGAAGCAAGGATAAGAACACCAGAAGAAAAAATCTGGATAGCAATAATACAACAAGCATTTACTGATGCCTTTGAGTTAGGTGTAGGTCATAACGTATCTATCGCAGAAACCTCTCAAGCTAGAAACTGGTTCTATACTAGGGCATGTGCAGAAGCATGTGACCATGTAGGTACAACCAGAGATCATGTACAAAAATTATATAATAGATTAAATGATAGGTACAAGGCAGGTCATCTAACAAAAGATGAGATACGTTTTGCTATTCGGAGATTAGAATGGAAAATCTAAAATTAAAAGATATAGAAAAAAAGATAGGTACACTATCTAATCCCTCTAAGTTACCCTCGTATTCGTGGGGTATACCTATCGAGTATTGTGTTACAGGTAGTAAGTTAGCAAAAGTAAAAGGTACTATCTGTAATAAATGTTATGCAGGTAAAGGTTGTTATATATTCCCAATGGTCAGAGCCATGTATGAGAAAAGATATCAAGCTATTGAATTACCAGAGTGGGTAGACTATATGGCAGAACTTATTACACAGAAATATAAAAATAAAAAAAAGGAAGATAGATATCACAGATGGTTTGATTCTGGTGATGTGCAATCTTACTCACATCTTATGAAAATATTTGAGGTATGTGAACTTACACCACATATAAGATATTGGTTAGCTACAAGGGAGTATCAAATCATAGACAAGATTACAGAAAAAGATGTACCAAAGAATTTATGCCTACGAGTATCAACTACTAAAGTCGATAGCCCACAACCTAAGTTTTGGAAGTGGACATCTGGTGTGCATAAAGATAAGAAAGCAATAGGTCATGAGTGTCCATCACAAACTCAAGATAATAAATGTGGTAGTTGCCGTGCCTGTTGGAGTCGTAAAGTTAAACAAGTAAGTTATGAGGAACATTAATGGATTATAAATATACATATACATACGAGGAATACTCACAAGATACTAGAAGTTATACAGTTGAAAGTAATGTGAAATTAACAGAAGAAGAAATACAAGATATGGCTTTAAGCTGTAGTATGGTAGAGGGTTCAACCTATTCAGATAAAAATAGTAAGGCTACATTCAAAGGTACTGAATATGGTGACGATACACAGACTGAATATGGTGGTGATGAAATAAAAAAAGATAAGGAGGACGAATGATACTTGATGATCAATATATAACAAAGGATATGCTAACCAAAGATAGTTACAAAGGTAATTATTATGCAAATAAAAATGCTGTGATGTTTGATCTACAAAATGGAAAACAAAATGTTATTTGTTTCTGTGATAATATTCATACGGCACAAGGTATCGTTGAGGGGTTAAACCTATTAGATAATCTTGAAGCAGATGGGGCAGAGTTAAGAAAATGAGAGACGATTTAATGGTACAACAACAGGTTATAAATACATGGCAACATATGGTGGGTGTCATCTGTTTAAATCAAACTGGTAGAAAGAAAGTAAAAAAATTATTACCTGCTTTCTTTGAGAGATTTCCTACTGCAGAAGAACTATTAGAATCTGATAGAGAAACTATTGCGTCTATGTTAGAGGGTCTTGGTCTTAAACATGTAAGAGCAAACAGGATATGGAGAATGTCACAAGACTATTTGACATGGGACGGAAAAGATGCTACAGAGTTATATGGTATAGGTAAATATGGAAGTGATAGTTATGAGATATTCTATAAAAATAATATACCAGACAACGTACAAGACACAGAACTAAAAAGATATATAAGGGAGGAACTATGAAACAATATACATTTGTAAGAGGGAACGGAGAAAAAAAAGTAATAGAAGCAATGAGTTTTAAGAAAGCCATAAAAAAATATGATGGTAAACCTGTTGATAATGATAAATTTGTACATGTAAATTGGTCTAGTAAAAAAGGTAATTCATCTTATAAAATATTAGAATTACCACATGTATCTAGAAAAGAAAGAAAGGGAAAACTATGAGTTACGCAGATGATATAAAAAAAATTTTAGAAAATCACTACGAGTGGTGTAAAGTAAATGGTAGAGACACATCATGGTATGGTGAATATAAACGAGTAAGCACAAGAAAAAAGGTAGATAAATGTTTGAATGGAAACATCCAAAATATTACAAAGAAATAAGAAAAAAAAATTTGACAAAAGAAAACTTTTCTGATAAGGGGGAAGAAGATGAAAAAATACAAAGTAAGAATATTCGGAAAGGGAATAGACGCAAAAGCTATAATACCGTTTCCTTGCGAGCCAACAAACGAGATGCTTGAAAATGCTGTTGCTGAATATCTAAACGAGGGATTGATGAAGATAGAGTCTGATGACTTCTATTCTAAGGATAAGCATACAATTCTTTACGAGGAAATTTAGATTGAATTATAGGCAACAGTTAGAAGTTATAAAAGGTTTAAGCATATCGTCTGAGACTCAGACAAGAATGGATTGTCCATTCTGTAATGGTAGGAATACTTTGTCTATTGATACAACTGAAAATAAAATAGGTTGGTATTGTTTTCATTCAGCGTGTAACGCAAAAGGTAAACATCAAGGAGAAAAGAATATGCATTATGTAGACAGAGTATTTCATGGTAATCAAACATTACACATAGAAGATACAGAATTTAAAATACCAGATAGTTTTCAATCAATATATTCAAACGAAAAAGCAATGCGTTGGCTATCCAATAATAATTGTTGGGAGTCTTGGTCATGGGGTCGAGCAGATTTTAAGTATGACGTAAAGCAAAATAGAGTTGTGTTTTTAGTCAAGAATAGAATATCACATAAGATAGTTGGTGCAGTAGGTAGATCATTAAATAAAAATGATTTTCCTAAATGGTTTATGTATGGTAATAAAGATGTACCATTTAAATGTGGTGAGTGTAGTGATGCAGTAATTGTAGAGGATTGCCCATCAGCTTGTGCAGTATCAAATATATTAACTGGTATTTCTATCATGGGTACTAAATTAAAATCAGTACAGAAGTCACACTTGAAACCATATAAAAATTTATATATATGTTTAGACAGAGATGCTACAACAAAAGCATACGACATGGCAAAAGATTTAAGATCATCTGGATTTGAGAATGTAATAGTAAAACCTTTAGAAGATGACTTAAAGTATTTTAACACAGAACAAGTAAGGGAGATATTTTATGGATGATAAAATGAAAAAAGAAATATTAGATAGTTGGAATAGTTGGAAATATGATATAACAGATATGAATAGATCTGAATGGACACAGAGAGATCAATCAATATTAGATACAATAGATTTACTTTTAAGAAAGGAGTACGGAGATGACAATAAACTTTGATAGAGGTTCAAATGATCTTGAGGAGATTATAGATAAACAAAAAAAGATAATTGATTATCTGAAGAAACAGACTAGGAAATGTGATAATAAGTTTACAACATTTGTTAAGTATAGAGCAGAGGAACTTATGGCTCTTTATGCAGAAGTAAAGAGATTAAAAAATGAAAATGAGGATATGAGATTAAGTAAAATTAAATTACAATTTGAGATAGATAGATTGAAAGAGGGAAGCAAATGATAGAAAAACAAATGATTAGGCTTATGCTTAATAAAAAATTTTACACACAATACAAGGGTACATTATCCCCAACAGTATTTTCTGGAGATGTAAATTCTTTGTACGATACTATACAGAAAGCACACGATAAATATCAAGAAGATATAAAGATTGATGAGTTATACTCTTTGCATACTACAATATTTAATCCTGCATTAACTCGTGCTGCGAAAGAAAAGTTTAGTGAATTAGTTGAAGACATCAAGGAAGTACAAGAGCCTAGTAAAGAGATAGCAAAAGATATTATGCGTATCTTATCTGATAGAGATCTTGCACAGAGGATAGCAGTAGAGTCTACTGAAATATTTAATGGTAAGGAAGCAAACTTTAATGAGATAACAACCATGATAGAAAAACATAAGCATGGTATTGATGAGGAAAAAGTTCCTGCAGTTACTCATAACATAAATGATGTGCTAACTTCTTTAGCGACAACATCTAGATGGAAATTTAATATACCTATTATGAAAGAGAATGTTGGTGGTATAGGTGGTGGTAATCTTATGATTGCATTTGCTAGACCAGAGACAGGTAAGACTGCGTTCTGGGTTAGTTTATGTGCAGGACCAAATGGTTTTGCAGAACAAGGTGCAAAGATACACGCATTTATAAATGAAGAACCTGCTGTTCGTACACAGATGAGAGCTATATCTTGCTATACTGGTATGACTAGAGAACAAATAGTAGATGATTTAGATACAGCACAATCTTATTGGAATGAAATAAAAGATAATATATCTATGTTTGATACAGTCGATTGGTCAATGGATGATATAGATGCACACTGTGAAAAACATAAACCAGATATTATTGTTATAGACCAGTTAGATAAAATAAATGTTACAGGAACATACGCAAGAACAGATGAGAAGTTAAGGCAGATATATACAGCAACAAGAGAGATTGCAAAGAGAAGAGACTGTGCAGTGATAGCTATATCTCAAGCATCTGCTGATGCACACAATAGAAACAGTATTTCATTTGACCAAATGGAAAACTCTAAGACTGGTAAAGCTGCCGAAGCTGATTTGATTATTGGTATAGGTAGAAATGCAAACAGTGATTTAGAAAATAAAATAAGAACATTATGTATAAGTAAAAATAAAATAAATGGTTATCATGGGGAGCCTGTGTGTACCATTAGAAGGGAAATAAGTAGGTACGAGGTATGAGTCCATTAGATAAGTTATTAAATTTAGTTATAGCATTTAGTATAATTTTTGTTTTAGTATACGCTTGTTATCAAACATTACAATTACAAGATATGTGGGATATACTTATTGGATATCAAAACATATTAGCAGAACAACAAAAAGAATTAAGACATTTAAAAATATTAATTATATCTATGAAAGGAACATCTGTATGATAACAACAGTAGACGTAGAAACATCTTGGCAAAAAAATGAGAATGGTGGGTATGACCCATCACCTTTTCATCCAGATAATATATTAGTTAGTGTAGGGATTAACGATGACTATTATTTTACAAATCATAGCGAGAGAATAGATAGAGGTTGTGCTGTTAAGATACAAGATACTTTAAATAAAACAACTCTACTTGTAGGTCACAATATTAAATTTGATTTAATGTGGTTGCTTGAGGCAGGATTTAAATATAAAGGTCGGGTGTATGATACTATGCTTGGTGAATATATTTTAAACAGAGGTGTTAGAAAAAGTTTAACACTTGAGATGTGTTGCCGTAGAAGAAAGATAGGATCTAAAGATAGTAGTGTAAAAGAATATATGGATAGAGGTGTGTCGTTTGAAAACATACCAAAAGATATTGTAGAAGAATATGGTAGAATAGATGTGCAGATAACTAGAAGTTTATTTGATTCTCAGATGGCTGATTTAAGATCAGAAAATAATAAGGGTTTACTTATGACAGTTAAGATGATGAATGAGTTTTTAGTTGTGCTAACGGACATGGAACGTAACGGAATCAATGTAGACTTAAATGAATTAGATAGAGTTGAGAAAGAATTTAGAGCAGAATTTGCATATCTAAAACAAAAGATAGATAAGATTGTATATAGGCAGATGGGTGATACTAAAATTAATCTATCTAGTCCAGAACAATTAGCTTGGTTGATTTACTCTATGAAACCAAAAGATAAAAAACAATGGGCTAAGATATTTAATGTTGGTATAGATAAAAGTACAGGTAAGAGTAAGAGAAGACCTAATTATTCTAGACAACAATTTAGAAATTTAGTTGCAGATAATACAGAGGTAATATACAGAACTGTGGCTGAACAATGTATAGGTTGTCATGGTAAGGGTGTTATCAAAAGAATAAAAAAAGATGGTAGTCCATTTAAAAATTATACTAAATGTTCTGACTGTGATGGTGAGGGATATATCTATACACCAATGGCAAAGGTTGCAGGATTTAGACAAAGACCTAGAAGTGTATATGATATTGCAGAGTCTGGATTTAGAACTGATAGAATTACTTTGAGTAAGATAGCATCAGAAGCAGAGGGTGAGTTCAAAGAATTTATAGATGCAATCGTAAGACATAATGCAGTGGATACATACCTAAATACATTTGTAGAAGGATTAAAAAACTTTACAAACGAAAAAGGTTTTTTACATCCTAAATTTATGCAGGCAATAACTGCAACTGGTAGGTTATCAAGTCGTGATCCTAACTTTCAAAATCAACCTAGGGGTAGAACATTCCCTATTCGTAAGGTTGTTACATCTAGATTTGAAGGGGGTAAGATACTGGAGATAGATTTTGCACAACTAGAATTTAGAACTGCAGTATATCTTGCACAAGATAAACAAGGTATGGAGGATATAAAAAATAAAATAGATGTGCATCAATACACTGCTGATATTATAGGAGTATCAAGACAGGATGCAAAAGCACATACATTTAAACCTTTGTATGGTGGTGTAACTGGCACTGAGGATGAGAAAAGATACTATACTAAATTCTTAGAGAAGTATAAAGATATAAAAAAATGGCATGAAAAATTACAGAGTGAAGCCATAAGATACAAGAGAATTAAACTACCAACTGGTAGGGAGTATGCTTTTCCATACGCAGAGAGAACACCTTGGGGTGGATCTACTTATGGTACTCAGATAAAAAATTATCCTGTACAAGGTTTTGCAACAGCAGATATTGTACCAATGGCGTGTATAAATATATATAAAATTATGCAAGAGAAAGGTGTAAAGAGTTTACTTGTAAACACAGTTCATGATTCTATCGTGGCAGATGTTTATCCTGGAGAAGAAGATGTGATGAGTGAAATATTTAAGCAGGGCACATCAGATGTAATACCATCCCTCAAAACGTATTACAATATTAACTTTAACGTACCCTTAGATACCGAGTCAAAGATAGGTATTAACTGGTTACAAATGGAGGACATAAAATGAGTAAGGACATAGATGCATTGGATAGCTTAGATGAGTATTCTGATGAGGAGTATTCTGCATATTTAGAATACACACAACTAAAGGACCAATGTGTAATAGAGCCTACAACATTGTATATAAATGACAAGCATGAGTTTTTGTCAGAGTGGACATACTTTGCAAATGCTGATGATCTAGAGGTAAAAATAATAAATGGAGATACAATAATATGTTAGAAAAAATATTGTTTATAATGTCTATAATATACGTTTCTTATTTAATAATTAAAATACTTTATAATGCGTCAAAATAACCAATGGTATTTTTTTATAAATATGATATACACAAAAACTAAAATAAGGAGGACGAATGTCTGATAATAATATAATAGTAAAAGGAATGTCTAATGAGCAGATAATGCAAGCCATAGGACAGGATGATGGGTCTAGCATAGGTGTTAATATACCTAGATTAGCTATAAATCGTAGCCCAGAAGATGATGACGGTAATCAATTACCAGTAGGTCATTTTTATACATACGATTCAAGTACAGGCCAAAACGTATATTCAAAACCTGTAACACTAAGGCCATTTATAAGTGCTATGCAATACATGCATTATGATGCTGTCAAAAGTGAATATGTAAACAGATCTATAATCTTTAAAAGTTGGAGAGAAGAAGCTATAGATATCTTAGGTGGTACTAAATGTGGTAAGATACCATTTAAAGAAAGATCAAGTTTAACTCCAGAACAATTAGAAGAACAAAGAACTATTAGATGCTATAAGTTAGTCTATGGTTTATTAAGTTTTGATAAAGGTGTTACTGCTAAAGGTGAAAC